CGAACTTACCACAAAAAGAAAGAGACAGTTTACAAAAAACAATTGATGCTCTAACAACCACTCAATATGTAGAACCGTTTCAATTCAATGCCAATGATTATGATGCCACAATAGCATTTTTTGTTAAGAGAGGATTTGATCGTCAACCTGCAGAAGAGACTGCTTACATAATATTACAACAGGCAAAAATTGATTCCGTGCCTGTGATGGAAATTCTAGACACACTGGGCAAAGCCGATCCTGTACAAATGAGTGAATTGGTAACGATTATTCTTAACACTAATAGATTTAAATCCAGCCGATTGGGTGTGAGGAAAACCAGAGATGGCAAAGACGTAGTTTCAAGAAATATTGTGGCCTAATGAAATTTGCTAGAGGAAAATTCACAATGAAGAATCCTGCCAAGTATGCGGGAACAAAATCTCCAACCTATAGGAGCAGTTGGGAACACTCGTTTATGCGATTGTGTGATGAGCATCCAAATGTTTATCAATGGGCCAGTGAAGCCATACAGATACCCTATCGTCATCCACTCACAGGCAAATACACAATTTATGTACCAGATTTTTTTATAGTTTATGTGGACAAGGATGGCAGCAAACATGCTGAATTAATTGAAGTAAAACCCATGAATCAAACCACTATGGAACGTGCTGGTAAAAGTCCGGGCAGACAAAAACAGGTAATTATTAATACAGCCAAATGGGAGGCTGCCACTGCTTATGCTCGACAGAATAGAATTACTTTTCGAGTATTAAGTGAGGAACAATTATTCCATCAAGGCAAACGCAAGTAAATATCAAACATGACACGCAAACTAGAAGACATTCTCAATTTACCAAATGTTAAAGAAGCATTCGCACAAGTGGATGCTAAAGAGAAAACTCGAGATGACAAAGACAAACCCGCTATACCTAAAAATGTAGATCCGCAAACTGCCAAAGCATTGGAAAAAACTTACCAAGAATTTGATAAGATAGCAGCATCTCTACCTCAGGTTAAAGGACTGGGAGATTTGAGTGATTTAGAGTTAGATAAACTGGCTATGGAAGCAGAAGAAAGTTATAAGAATCTTATGGATTTGGGTATGAATGTGGACAGCAGATATTCAGGGCGTATTTTTGAGGTTGCCAGCTCTATGTTACGTAATGCTATAGACGCAAAATCACAAAAAATTGATAAAAAATTAAAAATAGTAGAACTACAACTTAAAAAGTTAAAAATAGATAAAGATGGGTCAGATAACGGCAGCGAACCGGTTGAAAGCGAAGGCATGATCATTAGCGACCGTAACGAGTTAATGAAGAAACTACTTAAGAAAGACTAAATACTGCATTATGACAGACTTTAAACAATATCTAGCAGAATCAACTAAAGAATACAACTACAAAATTAAAGTAGCTGGCGATCTAAGCGAAGATTTTGGTTCTAAATTAGAGACCGTTTTAAAAAAATACGAAGTCAAATTTTTGTCAAAAGGCAAAAAAACTCCTATACAAGAGATGCCTTTGGATTTTCCAAATATTAAAAATCAAGCAGTAACTATATTTGAATTAACTACAATGTATCCAGCATCAGTATTTGAGATGAGAGCACTAGTTGCTGACAGTATGAGATTACATCCTGATCAAATCGTTGTGAGAAAACCTGGTGAGCCTACAGAAGAGTACCAAGAAGAAATGAAAGCAAAAGCTGAGAAAAAATCAGAATTCAAATCTATGTTACAAGATGTAGAATATAAAGATGCTCCTAAAGTAAAAGCTGATGAAATATATGGAGATAAAGCTAATCAAAGTTTATTAAAAGAATTATTAAAAGCTAAAAAAGAAATAGAATTTGCTGCTAAACCCAAAGTAGAACAGGAAGTGCAAAAAAACGAAGGTGACAAGAAAAATTCTGGATCACCAATTAGATCATTAAAAGGTAACCCAGGAAAATAATTTTATGGACATGATTGACATCTTAACACGACTTAAACAAATTCAAGAAAACAATCCTAACATAGATGTTAAAGATGCAATTGCTAATGTTGCAAGAACCAACGGCGCAGTGGATGAAAAAGCAAAAAATCCATATGCAATCGGCATGGCGGCTGCAATGAAAGCAACCGGAGACAAACCACCTTTAGAAAAATCTACAATTACTAAAGCACACGACATTGCTAAAGGCGTTGAAAAAAACGAAGGCGAGATGGACGAAAGTATGTCACGTCAGCATTTCCAATATGTAGCAGATCTTTTGAAAGATATTGAAGACCCTATCAAGAGAGCAGAATATGCCAAACATCATTCAGCTATATTCCAACATTTCAATCCTAATTTTGATCATGCAAAATTTATAGCAGCAGCGGGTGTAAATGAAGCAGTGGAAGAAGGCAAAGTAAAAAGTTGGTTAATGGATCTAGAATCAGACGCTGTGGACATGACCAGAGAAGCATTTATTAAGAAACATGGACAATCACAAGCTCATGTGTGGGATAGAGTACAAAAAACAGAAAAAGAAAATGAATCAGTACAAGAAGCAAAACCAGACTTCTTAGATATGGATAAAGACGGTAACAAAAAGGAACCTATGAAAAAAGCTATCAAAGACAAAGAAAAGAAAATGAATGAATCTGTTGTGATTGCTACAGACTCTCCAGAAGAAGCATCTATGATGATGCAATTATTACAATTAGCAGGAGTTAGTCCAGTTACTCAAAATCAACCCGAAGTAAAAGCAGATGAAAATTTTGCTAATGCTACTACTACTCCAAATGAAAAATACAGCGACATCAAAGCAGTGATTCCAAATGGCACAGATTTAAATCGTGAAAAAGGTGCTTATATCAAAGCAGCAGGTGGAGACAATCCCATGGCAATTAAAATGGGAGAAGCTGAAATTACAGAAGAACATTTATCTAACAGCCTAAGAGCTCAATATGAGAGTTTTAAACAAACATATCAAGAAGCTGCCAAAGCAAAACCAGATTTCTTAGATGTGGACAAAGATGGCAATAAAACAGAGCCCATGAAAAAAGCTCTCAAAGACAAAGAATCGAAAGGTAAATAATTCGTATGGCATCATTATCAAGAGTAGCAGGAAACGACACAGCAGTAGGAACAATATATGCTGTTAATGTTAACCTTTTTTTATTAACAGTAAAAAAAGCAGACACAGTTGCAGTGGATCTAAGGAATGAAGATTCTTCAGTAGATTTAACCGTGGAACAAATAGTAAAAGAACTTAATCCTCTAGCTTATTTTGTTACTAACAGCTCTGCAGGTACAATTCATTTAGTAATGGATAAAAATGCTACTGCTGCAGATATACAATTAAGAGTTAGAAGAATTGCTACATCTAATATCGATGGATCCACTGTTGGACCAAACTTTGTTGATATTGGTGGATCTACTGTGGCAGACGCTACATCATTTACAGTAGCTTAATTTTACCAAACATTCATTATCTATATAGAACGTGTTGCTATATTACACTTAAATAATAATCATGGCATACATATCGTTAGATTCAGACCAGATAAAAAAAGCTCACAAGAAGCACAAGTACACCACTGATCAAGTATTAAGATTAGAGCAGTGTATGGATCCTAAGACCGGTCCGCTTTTCTTCATGAAAGAATTCATGAGGATACAGCATCCTACCAAGGGAGAGATGCGATTTGAACCATATCCATATCAAGAGAGATTGATCGAGAGTTACAACAGTCACAGATTTAGCATTGCCATGCTGCCACGACAAACAGGCAAGACCACCTGTGCGTCTGGATATCTGCTATGGTATGCCATGTTCAAACCTGACTCACAGATACTGATTGCGGCACACAAATATCAAGGAGCATCAGACATCATGAGCAGGGTGCGATATGCCTATGAAATGTTGCCATCGTGGATCAAAGCAGGTGTTACACAGTACAATAGAAATTCTATAGAGTTTGACAATGGTTCTAAAATCATGGCAACCACTACCACAGAAAACACAGGTAGAGGTATGTCACTTTCTTTAATATATTGCGATGAGTTTGCATTCGTGCAACCGCCCGAGAAAGCCAAAGAATTTTGGACTTCATTATCTCCTACACTATCCACAGGAGGAAAATGTTTAATTACCTCCACACCCAACTCAGATGAGGATCAGTTCGCTTTGATTTGGAAAGAAGCCTGCAAGAGATTTGATGATTATGGGGTAGATAAAGTTGTAGGTACCAATGGTTTCTATGCCATGCGGGCTCACTGGTCAGAACATCCAGACAGAGATGAAGCATGGGCCGAGCAAGAGCGAAGCAGAATTGGTGAGGAGAGATTCCGTCGAGAGCATGAGTGCGAATTCTTAATCTTTGATGAAACATTGATCTCCAGTATGAAATTAGTGGAGCTGGAAGGCAAGGATCCTATATTGAACATGGGACAGGTGCGCTGGTGGAAGACTCCCACGCCAGGCAATGCCTACATGGTGGCGCTGGATCCTAGTTTGGGCACAGGGGGAGATTATTCTGCCATACAGGTATTTGAATTGCCAAGTTTTGAACAGATTGGTGAGTGGCATCACAACACCACTCCTGCCAACCAACAGGTTAGAATATTACAAGCAATCACAAAACACATCTATGATTCAATTATAGAAAAAAATGCATCTGAAACTCCTGCAATATATTACAGCATGGAGAACAACACACTAGGAGAAGCAGCTCTATTGAGAGTAATGGATATTGGAGAAGAGAATATCCATGGACAATTTATCAGTGAACCTATACGAAAAGGACATCGTAGAAAATTTCGAAGAGGATTCAACACCACTGCCAAACATAAAATAGCAGCCTGTGCTAAATTTAAAGAGTTAGTGGAAACCGGCAAAATGAAACTAAACAGCAAACCACTAATATCTGAGTTAAAAGATTTCGTGGCATCGGGAGTTTCCTACAAAGGTAAACCCGGACAGCATGATGACCTAGTGAGCGCTTGTTTACTAATGACTCGTATGATGCAGGTATTAGCCACATTTGATCCCAAAATATTCGAAAGATGGACTGATAGAACCACTGAATGGACTGCGCCAATGCCTATCTTTGCTAACCTAGGTACGTAATAAATACAGTATGATCAAGCCCAAAACATCACAGGATTTATTCAATAAAATACGCAGCAAGTTCTCCAACATACAGTTGGGTGACAGCGAAGGCAATGTAACAGCAGAGCCTCAATCAGCAGTTTTCTTTGATTTTGAATTCAGTGAGAATTCAGATAACTTTGGCAGAATAAGCATCAGCATAGCTGATGGAAAAAGCATGAAAGTGTTCTATAATCAGGGTTTGGTAGAGAAGATCGATGATGCTGCTAGAGAAAGCTGGTACTCATTCCTTAAAGAATTAAAAGACTTTGCAGTGGAGCATCAAGTGAGTTTTGATGTTAGAGACATCACAAAAAGCAGCCTTACACAGCAGGATTTTAAGAATCTTGCAGATGTGAATCAAACGGTAAATACAGACGATAATATGTCTGAAGAATTAAATAAATTAACACGATTAGCAGGTATTCCAGTAGCAGAGAGTCTTAGAGGAACTAAGAAATCTTCTTACGAAAATTTAGACAAAACAAGATTAATAATTAGACATACACAAGCAGTAGACGAATCTGTGCCAGGTGCTAGAAGCAGACAAATTAACAGTCTATACATTGAAAATGCACAAGGCGAAAGATTCAAATATCCAATGAAACATTTAGCAGGTGCAAGAGCAATGACTCGACACGTGGCAAATGGTGGTGTACCTCATGATGAGTTTGGTCAACATATTATTAAAATGAGTGAACAGATTGCTCAACTTAATAGTTTTGCTCGATATGCTGCTAACAAAGATCAGTTAAACAATTCAGTGGGTGACATTATAGAGAAGAGTCAACTTAAATTAGAGAACATGAGAAACTATATAAAAAATTTAAGCAAGCAAGCTCACTATATGAAAACTAAAGAAAGTTTCCAACCTGTCACTATTGCTGAGTTAGATGATGCTACCAGAAATAGTTTAAGAGAAAAATTTACATTAAAACATCTTGATGACAAAGTAGAATCAGCTCTGCCATTGATACATTCATTAATGAAAGAGTATGATGACAAGGATGCAGTGATGTCTCAGCCTGTGGTGGATCATTCAGCAATGGTACAATCGTTCCTTGCCAACCCAGAAAAGAAATTGGTATTAAGAGCAGACCCTGCTGCTGACAACATGTTAAAGGTAACAAAATTTACAAATAAGAATACTATGTTGAGTTCTATTCTATCAGACATTGCATCAAGAATGTTAACTAGAAACGATGAAGAAGATAGAATTGCTAACTTTGCTAGCCAAGTAGCAGATGACATGGGCAACGAAGGAGCACCATTCTTCAAACCCGATGAGAACTATACAAAAAATAAAAAGATTGCAATACAATTGGCAAAAAGATATATTGATGATTATAAAAAAATCCAACAAGATCCTGCATACGCTGATGAGGTAAGACAAGACCCAAGTAAGTTTGCTCCTAAAAAAGATCGTCAAGGCAAAGCCAAAGGCGAAAGTGAAGAATTTGAAAAATGGGCAAACAGAACAGAATCTAAAGTCAACGAAGGTATTCATTCATTACCTGATGAAGATCATGCTGGTGAGAATTTCAGCAAATTAAAAGAATTAATGAGCAAACATTTTCCTGTGGGCAACGAAGCAGTCAATGCTGTGTCAACTCTGCAAGGTTTAGGCTTTGGCGATGATGCATTGTTTGACCAATTGGGCGAATTGGCAGATCGAGAAGGACCAGACGCTTGTGCCTGTGATACTGTCAAGGATTATATCATGAACACCCTATTAAAGAGTCCCAACATACAAAATTATTACACACCAGAACAGATCACAGCTCTGCAAACTGCTGCATCTGCTTCAGACAATAGAACAGACAAACAACCAGCAAAACAGATGGAACCAGCAATGGCAGGAGAAGCATCAGTGGAGGAAGCGTCTAACGAATCTATCATGATTGATGGTAAACAAGTAGACCTAAAAACTGTGGAATACGAAATGCAAGATACCGGTGATAATATATATGACCTACAAGATGCTAAATTTGTTGATGGCATAGAATTAACAGATGACCAAATGGAAAAATTAATGGTTGATACAGACTTTAATGATTGGGTTCAGACAGATTACGCACAAAGAGGAATAGAGTCAGTACAGGAAGCACCAGCAGTGGACACTTCAGACATGACCATGGCAGGTATAGGACGTGGAGAAAAAGAAGAAGTGCAAAAGATATTAGACCAAAATAGTGAATCATATCAAGCAGTGGTGGCCGGAGAAGATCTAATAACGTTTGGCAAACTGTATCGTGAATTGCTATCTTATTACATGAGCAATGGCGAGATGCCATATGGTGTGGTCAAAGCCAGAGACGGTGACCCAGAAACATGGATTATGGATCGACTAGACAGCATGGGATTATTAGAAACAACTCAGAAAGAAGCTGAAGCCAGCATAGATGATCAGTATAGATTTCGTGATTGGTTAAAGAAAACACACAATAAAGAAGTGCATGCATTGACACCACAAGAATACGCAATCATTTCAAAACAATACAGAGACGAGCAAGATAAAAAGAAACAAGAGAGCGTGGGCGGTGGACCAACTGTTACACAAATGAGTGATCTTGAATTAGCCAACTTCCTACACACATCTGTAGCAGAAGTTAAAAAAGACAGAGAAGCTGCCGAAGAAGCTGCACAAGAAATAAATCAAAAATATGCCAGCGATAACGAGTCGGTAAAAGAAGACGAATTAGCAGTGATTAAAAGACTATCCGGTATATAATACCAAATTCTCCACTAGACAACAGATAAATAAGTGTGTATATTATTCTTTATGTCTAATATACATTAGGCAAAAAACAAAAACAAACATAGGCACAATAGGAGGCTTACATCATGGCTACACTAGCTGAAATAAGAGCGAGATTAAAATCTCAAGAAGTGAATCGCTCCACTTCATCAACAGGCGGCGACAACGCCATCTACCCACACTGGAACATACAGGAAAATCAAGAAGCAGTAGTGCGTTTCTTACCTGACAAGGATCCAAGCAACACTTTTTTCTGGACTGAAAGAGCAATGATCAAATTGCCTTTCGCTGGAATCAAAGGACAAGCGGATTCAAGACCAGTACAAGTACAAGTACCGTGCATGGAGATGTATGGAGAAACTTGCCCAGTTCTAACAGAAGTTAGACCTTGGTTCAAAGACAAGTCAATGGAAGACATG